GTCATGGAGTAGTCCATCTTTATAAAGTTGGACTAATCTGTTTAGTGGAGCTTGCTGGTTAAAGGTACCATCCGTAAGGAGGCCCTTTAATTTTGCAAATATCCAACTATTCAGGGGAGCCATAACACTTTGTGTTATGGAATCCGCCATGGCGAAGACTCTAGCCTTTCCGGCTGCTTCCTCTTTGATTGCTAGTTTTCCTAGTTTTAACTCTAGGGGGCTAACAGAGGGTTTAACCCCTGTTGCCTCCCAGTGAGAAACTTCAGATCTTAGCAAATCAATAAGAACGTTACCCTTATTCATCCTTCCAATAAAGGAAAGAAGAACAGGGAATAACGGACTTATGTATCAAGCATAGATATCTTTTCAGATACCCATCATTGATACAGAGTGATTTGGCCCGGCAGATAATAGGTAAATTATGGGATTAGATAAAGTCAAAAGGTGTTTTGATCTTCCTTTCGGAATTTCAAGACCTAATGCTTCTAATCCTTTAATGACTTCAAACTTAGGTAAAGTATCAGAGATCCCATTAAAAGGATCCGTGATAGACTCTAACTTAAGTTTGCAAGGCATTTTAATTATCCTATAAACTGCCAAGGTAGACAAGACTCCCCTTATTGTACTATGGTCTTTAGATCTCAGAAGAGTTCTTAAAGTCCCTGGTATAATAGTAGGGAGCCCTCCAGCTAGACCAATCGGCATTACGTCAGTGACGAATACCGGATGGCCCGACACAAAATGTTGGACGATTCTAGTACATTCTTTTAAGTACTGAACGGTGAATGATACACCGTTAGCCTTTCAAAGAACTGCTATTCTCGATCCGAACTTCTTGTACGGAGCAGGAGATAATTGTAAACTTCATACTAATAATCTTATTCAATGAGGAAATAACTTTTCAGTTATATATCCAACATTAGATAAGTCATTATTCGTAAGTTGATTACTCTTATTTTGTAACAGTGTTATTCTTTTCATGGTTTTATGATTATTTATATTATTTAACCAATGGAAGATACACTTACTACTTAAAGTAAGGTTTCTTACAGGGAATCGCCATAAAGAACTGGTAAACATTCTTTATTTGTGAGTTCATTAACCAAAGTTAATCGATCGCACGGCGGGGAAGGTACTACCCTATACGCGTAAAGCTATAGCGAAGTATAAACAAGTTTCCATCCATCTCAGAGGGATGTTAATTCTCTGAGGGAGGACGTAGTCCTTGAGTATAGCTTAAGC